TTTTTTTTTCGAAAGCCTTTATATGACTCTTTTTGTTATCCTTGTGATCTTGACCTATGTAGTATTTGGCAGAGTCAAGTAAGAAGAGTTATACTGTCCTAAATAACGGAGAGCCATTTGCTCCCAGTCCGTAAAAGAAGGAATAACGAATGAATCCAATGGAACTTCTAATAGAGCAAGTCAGTGCACAACAAAAGTTCTTAATGAATATAAAAGGAGATAAACCTGATACAAGAAAGAAAGCTTGGAAACTACATGACAAAGAACCTAGAGAAATAATTGAGTGTACCTATGGTCAAATACTTTCTCACATTGAAATAAAAAGTGAGCTAGCTAACATGATTGCTAGCATAGGCGGCTCTTTAAATCGCCGATTCCGACTAAGGGTTGACGAGATTGAGGAAGCCCATCTTGGCTGGGAAGTTTTCAAAGCCTACCTAGATATAGGAATCCTAGCAATACAAAAGAAGAGAGGTATGTCTAATGGACGCCGAAAGAAACACTCTTCATATCACATCACAGTAAAAGACTCAGAGGCTCTAAACTCTATCATGGACTTGGTAGATACAGAGTCTGTTGAGTTATTTCCAACCGCCCATAAACCTGCGGAGTGGGTCTCTGGAGAATACTATCATGAAACAGGGTTTCCTCTAATTAAAAAGAGGCCCCATGAAGACGCAATATCGGCTGTAAAAGAAGGTAATATGGATTATCTGCTAGATGTCCTAAACAAACTATCTTCTACAGGGTGGCGCATAAACAAGTTTGTCTTTGAGACATTCCAAGCTGCCAAGTACAGTAAAGACAAAACACCCTTCAAAGCAATGAAAGAAGTTGACCCTATTAAAAGGGCTTCTTTGGAAGTTGAAATGAGAGCTATCGAGAGACTAGCAGAAAGGAATATTGACAATGCTTTCTACCATCTGTATAATGTTGATTTTCGTGGTCGCATATACCCTAACACTGCGTTTCTACATGAGCAATCCTCTGACAATGCCAAGGGGCTTCTATTGCTCGACACCCCCGTACCTCTAGGTAAAATGGGGTTCTATTGGTTATCTGTACACACAGCTAATATGTGGGGCAATGATAAGGTCTCTTTAGATGATCGTGCCCAGTGGGTCCAAGATAACTTCTTTGATATCTGCTCTTATGTAGGAGATCCTATGAAAAACACAGGGTGGATGGACGCTGACAAGCCATTCTGTTTTCTTGCCTGTTGTAAGGAGTTAAATGACTTAGCGGAGTGGGGTGTTCACAGAGATCCTGAAGACTTCCCTTCTTGCCTTCCTATCTATATTGATGGCTCAAATAACGGTGTTCAGCACTTAACCGCCATGTCTAAAGATGAAACTGTTGCTCCACTAGTAAATCTTGTCCCTCAAGAAGTCCCTGGGGATGTATATATGTTTATCGCAGAGCATAGCCAAGAACAAGTTCGCAAAGACTTCTTAGCTGCAGGTGATGAAGTAAATAACCGCTTTGTTGAGGTATTTACTAAAATCAAAGACTTCAAAGCGGATATTAATAAGTATAGCAAAAACCCTAAGAGCCAACTATATAAGGATGCAATGGCTCGATTTAACGAAGGCCGAAACCATCTATGGGAAATCAAGGGTAAACTTGGTCCTGCTTTCTGGAACGCCATCGAGGATAAAAAGATATGGCGCAAGACAGTAAAACGCCCAGTTATGGTATTAGGCTACGGCGGCACTAAGCAGGGCATGAAGACTATGGTAGAGGAAGATACTTATGATCTTTCTGAGTATCTTCGTGACAAAGACAAAGCTTGGTCGTCCTACCTAGGCGGTCTAATCTACGATACTTGCTATGCTAAACTAAGAGGACCAGCTAATTTGCTTCTTATGTTTGAAACGTTGGGCGCTCAGGAAAACGAAAAGAATAGGCATGTTGCCTATGACCAGATTGTTACTGGATTTAAAGTTGTTCAACCCTACACTGCAACTAAACTAAAACAAATAGAGTTACAGCACGGGGAAGATATGTATCGTATTAGCATCCACATCCGAAAAGAAAAGGAGCTTAACAACAAAAAACAGAAACAATCATTAGCGCCCAACATCGTACATAGTGTAGACGCTGTTCATGTGGCTATGTATGTTAAAGAAACAGAGTACCCTGTAACTGTAGTTCATGACTCCTTCGGGTGTCACGCAGGTAATATGGATAAAGCCTTCCTCGATGTAAGAAGCCTGTTTATTGACCTGTATGAAAGAGAACCTCTTGAGCATATCTTTGCTCAGATGGATGCACTAAACTTAATTCCTAAAAAGGGAAACCTTAAAATTTCATCAATAATGGAGTCTGACTATGCATTTGCCTAAAATCGGAGACAACCTAGAAGTATACTTTGAAGGTGAAGTAAATGAAGTTCTTATAGACGGTATTGGCTTTTCTGAAGGGTGTCACGTTGTCGAATATTACCAAGTTACTGTAGACCCCGAAGGAGACCCTTTCTACGCAGAACTTTATGTAGAAGATATGGACAAGTTCTGGAACTTCTGCTAATAAAACATGGGTAAAAATACCCGCAAATAATGACTAATAAGTCTAATGACAAATATCCCGGATATATCAGATAAGGAAATCCAAATGGCTAATCAAACACAAATTATCCCTAATGCTGAACTCTTCTTTGCTAAGTTGGACCCAGCACGCCCTAACGCTTCTTTCAACAAGGAAAACCCAACATGGGAAGTTCAAATTCGTACCCGTGACAAAAAAGTTGCTAAAAGCTGGAAAGACATGAACCTGCGTGTTCAACCCAAAGAAGACGATGAGGGCCTATACTATGCTGCTAACCTAAAGAAGAAATCTATGAAGCGTGACGGCTCCCCTATGGCACCGGTTAATGTTGTTGCTGGTGACTTATCCCCTGTTGATCCCAAGACAATTGGTAATGGTTCTGTAGGTAACTTGAGCGTCTATCAGTACGACTATAACGTCAACGGCTCAACAGGCATTGCATCTATGTTGATGGGGGTACAGATTACAACCCTTAATGAATACACCCCTCGGCCTAATCAAGGTGGCTTTGAGATTACAGACTTTAAAGTTAACAAAGTTTCAGATAATCAAGAAGTAGACGATGATATGCTGACAAGTGTTGAAGACGATCTTGACTTCTAAAAATAAGAATCGAAATAATCGGTCATCCCTACGGGGGTGGCCTTTTTTACCAAATGGAGAACTATTATGAGACTTTCTAAGAGAAGCATAATATCAGGTAAAATTAATGAGATGGATCTCGACATAACAGAAGAACAGTACTTTAGCTGGAAAAACGGAGACTTAGTACAAAGGGCATTCCCTCAATTAAGCTCTGGGGAAAGAGAGTTTATAGTCTCAGGAATAACACCTAAAGAATGGAAAGAAGTATTTGGAGAAGAAGCATGAATCGTAAAGATTTCTTTAACTGGCTTGACACTATCATTGACAATGGAAACTCCGACTGGGAGGTTATAGAAGACTTTGGAGATGGGAATATCTGGATTAGGTTTACTAACATTAGTGAAGAGGAAGAAATATGAAACTACTTAAAGGTGTGTACCTAGCTGGCCCTATGGCTGGTTTCTCAGGTAAAGAAATGAAAGAATGGAGAAAATATGCAGGAACAGTTCTAGAAGATCATGGTATTGAGTTTCTAGATCCTTCTCGTAGGATTTCTTTCCACGAACAACTCTTAGATGACAGAGGTTTAGAAAGCAATATCGCCAAGCGTATATTTAAACAAGATCTTCGAGATATCGCACGATGTGAGATCTTATTAGTTGATATGCGTAATCATCCAAAGGCCAAGGGTCAAGGTACAGCTTGTGAGGTTATGTTTAGCCACATGAAGAACAAGACAATTATTATGTTTAAAAATAAGCATGATCGTATCAACCCCTTCATGACAGCTATGGCAACAGAAGTTCACAACAGTTTAGATGAAGCTCTTGAAGCTTGCATTGATTATTCGGAGTAATAAATATGACCAGAAAAACACTCGGGGATATTCTCTTAGAAAGCCTTAACAATAACAAGCGCACCTATTCCTATGAGGAAGAGGGCGATATGTTCTTTCCTGAATCTATCTTCCTCCATACTGTTCGGTTTGGTAGTGCTACTGTTATGGGGCGAGGTAAGGACTTAGATTATCTTACTCTCACATCAGACTTAGGAAAAGCATTCCCTTATCTATTAACACGAGACTGGGAATACACAGGAACGGAAGAACAGTATTTAGCCAACCCACAACAGGTGGAGTTTCAGACTTTCCGCTTAGGCTGTTATAACCTTGTTGTCGTATCAAACGCTAAACATTTCCGTATGATGGTAAAAGCTAACGATCTCTGCGTTAAGCTTAAACTAGCCAACAGAAGTGATCGTATTGCGGTATTTGATTCGATCTGTGCAAAAGGAGAAATCTAATGGGATTTAGTCCAAGGATGTATGAAATACACGTTTTCCTTGAAGGAGAAAACGGAGTATGGTGGTGGGAGCATATTGATACTCTTGCTGACTTAACAGAAGCATCCGAATGGTATAATAGGTACAAAGATACAAACATGAGTGTTCGTATTATCGAAACTAAAATAGTAAAGGCTTTTGAAGATGGAAAGGAATACACATAATGAATGTAGTATGGATATTGATTTGGTTTGTTGTTGTACCAGAAAACGGGGTTAGATACTATCACCTTGGTACATACGACAATGAAACATTATGCAATGTTGGCCTAAGAGATGCTTCAGTGATGGTCAACGATAAAAATGAAACAATAGAATGTATCGGAGTAAAAATTGATGGCTAAACTGTATGACTTAGAACCAATGATACTGGACTGCTGGCATGTATGCAATGACCTACAGGTAGTGTTCAGACAGATAGGTGACGGTGAACGTGAGCCTACCCATGATGAGATGATGAACACCTTAATGGGTATGCAACAACTATACGAGTGGAAGTTTGAGCAGTTGTTTAACAAGTATGAAGATGTATTTAAAGCGCAGAGAGAGGAATAGTATAATGACTATTGAAGTTCGTGAAGAGTATTATCAAGTTTATTTGGATGGTCAACTCTACCACGAAGGCCGTTTTGAAGACTGTAAAGAATACGTACTACGCTCTTTAGATGACGACTGCGCAGAGTTATACAAAGTAACTGTAACAGAGGAGAAGATAATTGTTTGAACATCAACAAGTCTTAATACCGATTAATAGCGCAGAAGAACTCTCTATTGTATCTATCAATGGGAAGCCTGAAATAGCTATATGTGGCCCGGAAGGGGTATATCATAATACTGTAACCCCTTTGGGCAATGAGAAAGACTTACGCAACTTCATGAAGAAATGGTTTGGAGAATAATATGCTTGACTCAATGACAACCAATATGAATAAAGTTTACACCAAATATCTATCAAAACCAGTTGGAAAAGACAAAGGAGTTTATACAGTGTACCATATATTTGTAGAAGGAAAACATAGAGGAATCCATCAAGGTTACGTGGGCCGTTCAAAGCTTAATATCACGGGAATAAAGTTTCGCTACTGGTATGAAGTAAAGGAGGCAATGTCTGAGAAATACTCTAGAAAGAAACGTCCTGTACTTACCAATATAAATAATCACATGAAGGATATAAAGATTGTTTCATTAGCCTCTGGCTTAACCTTGGAGGAAGCAAAAGAGATGGAAAAGGCTTTGCGTCCAAATACGGGGGTATGGAAAAATAAGTTTACTTGGAACGTAAAAAAAGGAGGCTAAAATGTATACCCGTGATGTAAAGCTAATTAAAGACTACGTATTAAACAGAGGGCCAGAGGGGGTGGTAGATGTGTTTAGCACAGTTATTGCTTCTATTCGTACAGGGTTCAAAGATCTAACTAATCTGTCAAATGACATCCGGATTAATAAACATCAATCAAAGGCTCTTTGGGGCCATAAAATTGATAGTTACTCAGGAGTTGTAGAGCTTAAAGACGAGCTTTATTCAATGTTTGAAGAGAGCGCTTCACAACAAAAAATGCTTAATACAGTACTGAGTATAAAAGGGCTAGGGCTAGCAAAGGCTAGTTTTGGATTACAAATGCTAGGTTATAATCTGGCTTGCCTCGACACTCATAACTTAAAACGACTTGGGTATTCTAGCTCTTATTTTAATAACAAAAAGAGAGTGGAAGAATATGTAAGTGTTGTACAACAAAAAGGAACAGAATACTGGTGGAATACTTGGTGTGAGTTAATCCCACAAACAACTGTTAACAAGAAACACTTCAAAACAGCAGAGGAAGTTTCTTATGAACACGTAATAGCAGTAAGAGGGGATTAACATGAAAGTAGCAGCCTACTATAATCTCCATAAAAATACATTCTCTTTACAGTCACGTAACAAAGAGGACTACGGTAAAGTGATTAAACACACTGACCATGTAATCTTGAAGAACGCAAAGTTTACAGTAAGAAGTGCTGGTAGACAAAAAGTTCTAAATGAGAATAAGAAGAACGTTCATGCTTTTGTTGTGGGCGAAGTCGTAGAAGGACTAGGTCCACAGAGGGCCACAGAGAAACACGTAAGGTACAACCCATATCGTGGCGATCGATTTACACGAACAGATACAGGAGAGGCTGTCTCTGTGGCAGACTATGTCATTCTCCGTAAAGGGGCCGACGATAAACCAATTATAGGAGCTTACTTAGAATGGGACGAGAAAGACTGAACGATTGGAAACTAATAGAAGACTTGTTTGAGGAGAGGGCTGCGATATTAGAGTATGATGCAGGTTATACTCGTTATGCCGCAGAACAATCCGCAGCTCAACAGATGGGCTATGCAAACAAAGCTGACTTAAAAATACATATCCAAAAAATAAAGGCAGAAATAGTCAATGGGTAAATTCATCTATAGAGTATACAAATCACCATCTTCAACTATTCTAGAATACGAGGTTGATAGCTGGCAACAAGCAATAGATATCTGGTCAAACTTAAAACAATCAGGTAATTCACCGTACATAAGCTGTATAGGTGAGGAACGCAGCATGATTGTAAATAGTCAATCAGGTATACGGGAGTGGAGTGATTATCTACTAGTGAACAATTACAATCGAGTGGAGCGGAGAATTATGTTGGATATGCAAGATCAGGAGATGAACGGTATGAAAGTAGTAGAAGTAAAAGAAACAGGTAATTTCGGGTATAGCGCTTATCTAGAGCGGGAAGCCGAGGCCGAGTATCAGGCTTTAGTTAAAGAATCAAATTACACAGTAGCAGAAGAGTGTGAAAAGAAAAAAGCAATAGACTTTCACGGCAACTTCAGTAGGATGGATCAATCATCTCAAGATGAAATTATTAATCCGAAGCACTATAAGATGATTCCAAAAGAAGCTTATGATCGATTCCCCGAGGGGCTAGAATATATGGATCTTATGGAGTATATCTTAGATAGCCATAGCGGTGTTAACTCACATCTATTGGGTCAAATCTTTAAGTATTCTTGCCGACTAGGTAAGAAGGATGCTGACCTTCAAGACGCCCGTAAGATCGAGTGGTATGCCTCTCGTCTTGTTAAATCCCTAGAGCATCAACTCATTGGCGGAGAGTTTTAATGAGTGTGTCTGGCTGGTATGAAGGGGAATACAACATTATTAACTTCCATTACGATAATGTAAAAGACCCAACACATCTTGCACAGCTATTGCTAAATCAGTTTGGTAAAGATTGCGTAGGTGTTGATCTAGAGGTTTCAGGTGAATATTCAGATGGATCCGATGCAGAAGACAACTTAGAAAAGTTGTTTGATGTATTAGATCCGCCTGAGTGGCCTGACTTTGTAGAAGGAGAATTAGTATGATAACCCAAGAAGATATTGATGCTATGGGCTATACCCCAAGCGATTTTGAAGCAGTAAGGAAAGATGTTGAACGGGCTTTGCATGAAGTTCAATCAGCTAAACATTGGCTAGACGAGACCGGAGACTATAATTCTGAACGGTTAAACGATGCTTATGACAATATAAAGATGGCTGAACGACAACTATTAAGAGTATTATCGGAGGTAAACTAATGAAACTGTCACCTGATTCCCGTGTTATTCGTAAACTTGCTGAGTCTCTTCGAGAAAGAGACTTAGAATTAAACATTCATCGTGCCATCCACCAAGCCGCTATGGCACTGGATTTAGTACGTGATGCAGAATACCGAGTACAAGACGAATACTTAGATCAACAATAAATAGGAGAATATACTATGCCAAATTGGTGTATGAATAGCGTACAAATTTCTGGGGACAAAGAAACTCTAGAGAAAATTAAAACAGCCGCAGATAATGACGAACTGCTTAATTTCTTAGCCCCCTTGGGACAGGATTGGGATTATCGTGCGGCGGTAGACACTTGGGGGACTAAGTGGGACGTAAGGGAATGTTATTGTGACTGGGATGGTGAGGACACTCTTCAGCTTAGTTTCGATACTGCTTGGGGGCCACCCTTAACAGCTTATGACACAGCAGAGTCCACATTAAACTTAGACATCACAGCAAGCTTCTACGAGCCTGGAATGTGTTTTGTAGGTGATCGAGATGATAGCTGGGAGTTTGACTTTGAGGATGAAGACTGGGCGGATGGTATCCCCCAAGAACTAATTGATGATTGGGCTCTAGACGATGAATATGACAATTGGAAACAGTGGCAAGAAGAAGAAGAAATGGAGTAAATATGAAATTAGTATTTGACATTGAAGCAGATAACTTACTACCTAAGTTGACTAAGTTTCATTGTGCAGGTGCTATTGATATTGATACCGGGGCGGAATATTGGTTTCGCCCCAATCAACTTCAAGAGTTTATTGACTTGTTAGACAGCGCAGAGGTGATTATCGCCCATAATGCCTTCGGGTATGACGTACCTGCGCTAACTAAACTAACGGGTTGGAAGCCTAAAGCAACCGTACAGTGTACTAAAGTAATGTCCCAAGTGCTTAACTATAGGCGCTTTGGATTTGGACACTCCCTAAAAAAGTGGGGAGAGTTCTTTAATGACCATAAGGGAGACTATGCTGGAGGATTCGAAACTTTTAACGAGGACATGTTTGTATATATGCAACAAGACGTCCGGCTACTTGTTAAGGTATACAGGCATCTTATACAAGAAACTAAAAACTATATTAATGCCTCAAAATCTAAAGTTATTCTCAAGGCTTTGCGTTCAGAAATGTCAATGGATGCAATCATGGCTGAACAATGCCAGAACGGTTGGAAGTTTAACTTGGAGGGAGCTAAAGAACTTAGTGAAACAATTGATCAAAGGATGCAAGAAATTGAATCTTTTATTAATCCGCTACTCCCAGGAAAGGCAAACGTAGTTGACCCAGACACTATAAAAGAACATGAACCAATAACGGGGAAGCGTTATGCAATCAAAAAGAAGCCAACCTACACGAAGTCGGGAAAGCTCACAAGCCACATTAGCCGTTGGTTTGAGCTTGACTTGGGCACCACTGTTGATACTTGTCCCGTTTGGGGTGAATACTGTCGTGTTACTTTTGATACTGGCGATATTGGTAACACTGATACGGTTAAACGTTATCTTGGAACAATCGGGTGGGAGCCGGACGAATGGAACTGGAAGCGGGTTAACGGAGAGTTTATCAAAGTCTCAGCAAAACTCTCAGATAGTTCCTTGGAAGGACTCGGAGATGTAGGCCAGGCTCTTATGGAGTATTATACCTTGCGCTCTCGGAAGTCTATTCTAGAGGGTTGGTTTCAATACGTTGATGATAACTCTCGTTTACACGGCGATGTATTCAATATCGGCACCCCAACATTTCGTCAGACCCACAAGATTATTGCGAACTTGCCGGGAGCTTACGCTACGCTTGGTAAGGAGTTCCGAAGCTTGTTTGTGTCAGAACCGGGTTATACCTTGGTTTCAGCCGACTCCGCAGCCTGTCAGTTAAGATTGTTAGCTCACTATATGGGAGACGATAAGTTTACCGATACCGTACTTAACGGAGATGTTCATCAAATGAATGCCGATATTCTAGAATGTACCCGACCTCAAGCTAAACGATTTATCTTTGCTTATCTTTACGGCGCTGGTGCTCAAAAACTTAGCGGTTATATCGGAAAGACTGTACCTCAAGCTAAAAAGGCAATGGCCAAATATAAGAAAGAACTCCCCGCTCTAGCTAGGCTCATAAACAATGTAAGTAACTTAATTGAGTCTCAGGGGTTTATCCCCGGTCTAGATGATCGTAGGATTATGCTAGATAAGTCTGAGCGGCACAAGTCTTTAAATTATCTCATTCAAGGTGCAGAGGCAGTTGTTATGAAGGCAACTGTTGTTATGATTGACGAGGAGCTTAAGAAGGCTAATATTGACTTTAAACATGTGTTGTTTTACCACGATGAACACACTGTTGAAGTTCGTGAAGATCAAGCAGAACAGACACGAGAGATAATAATGCGCTGCTTTGAAGAGGCTCCAAGGGCTTTGGGCATTGATATTATGACTTGTGGTGATTGTAACATTGGAGACAACTACTATGACGTCCATTAAACCAATAGTGCCTGTTATTCGTTCTATGACAAAAGAAGAGCAACAGGCTTCAAAAGATCGTGATAAGAAGAATGGTTGGCGCAAATGTGTTAGCTGCGGCAATGCAAGTAAAGGAACTTGGTGTGGATTCTGTCTCGAAGAAGAGTGAAGAGATTAGACTTAGGATTAGGCTTAGTGTAGCTGCCTATTCTTATGAGTACAAGAATAAAAGCATTATGTCTGACGCAGAGTTTGATCGTTTATCTTACTTGGTAGATACTAACATTACTACTGGTAATCGTAAGCTGGATAACTTCTTTAAAAAACATTTCGAACCTGCTACTGGCATGTGGGTTCGAAAACACCCCGATAAAGCAGGACTAGAAAATATCTACCATAGGATCTGGAAGGATTATTAATATGTATATCAGCGTACAAGAAAACATCCGTATTGAGTTTGATCGCTTTTATGAGGCGATAAAATTCCACGGGCATAATATAGACAGTGATGTGAGTGATCTCTTAAATATATTAGAGGAAAATATTATTCAAGAATATAACGGGAAAACTGACGAAATATATCAAGATGGCTGGGATGAAGGCTATTACATTGGGCGTGACGAGGGTCATTCTGAGGGCTATTCTGAAGGTAGAGAAATAGGCCAGGATGAGGGCTTCTCAGAAGGTTTAGCAGAAGCCCTTGAAAATTGTAACTGTAAAGAGGAAGATTAATGTTTACTGTCGAACACGAAGACGCCTATACAATTGTAACCACCTTAGATCAGACAGGGTTGTATTCAGATGTTGAGGTCATTTTAGACGAGACTGATGTTGTTCTACGACAATTCAACGAGGATACAAAGTGTTATGATCTAATTAATCTTTCCCATCAACAATTCAGAGACATAATTGCGTCTCTATCAAAAGCTGAAGGAGCATACTATGCAAGCTAACTTATATGAAACTATCGCTTTACAATTTTTTAAACCCGAGCATCGGCATCATAATGACTTAGCCACGGGTCTTCGTGAAGAAGCCGAAGAAGTAGAAGATGCAACCCAAATGGGAACACGATCTCAAATCTTGGATGAGCTAGGTGATGTTCTTTGGTATGTTACTATTATGGCAAGTAATGAGGGTAGTAGCCTGTCTGAGATTATGAAGATCAATTATGAAAAACTTGAAGCACGAGCAATTAACGGAAAGGTCAAGCCATGAATGAAGATATCCAAAAGTTAATCCAAGTATTTAAAGAAACACCAAAGCAGCCTCTCCGGGAAAATTTACTAGTTAGCATAGAAATGTTAGCCTCTTCATTTATCCTGTTAATTGTTGGGCTAGTTATCTTTACTTACAGTTTAGCGTATTCCCTGTACAAGACTACTAAAACCTTAATAACAGCAGTAGTAGTATTTATTCGAGCTATGATTATGAAAAGAAAGGAGTAAAATACCCGCAAATAATGACTATCAGGCATTCCCATTAGGGGAATTCTTAATTAATAAAAGGAGCTATTATGACTATAGCTATTATCGATGGTGATGTCCTTGTATATATGTCAATATGGAAGAGCGATACACTAGAAGAAGGAAAGAAGAAATTCTTAGAACATTTTAATGACGTCTTAAACAACCTTTTTACAAAAGACTACGTTATGGCCATTGGTGGTCCTGACAACTTTCGTGCAGAGCTGTATACCGAGTATAAAGGTAACAGAAAGAAAGCCAAAGACAATAGACCAGACTGGTTTCTTGACTTGAAGTCTTGGGTTGAATCCTTAGAGGGGGTTGTAGTGTCCGACAACTGCGAAGCAGATGACCTTGTTAGAATATGGGCGTTAGAGTGCGATAAAGCAGAAATTAATCGTGTTGTAGTCACAGTTGATAAAGACTTAGATTGCATACCGGGAAATCACTACAATCCACGTACTAAGTCTCTTTATCAAGTTTCTGAAGATTATGCAGAAAGGTTCTATTGGAAACAAATTTTAACTGGAGATAGTGTCGATAATATCCCCGGGTTGCCTAAAGTTGGCCCTGTAAAAGCAGAAAAGATTCTAGGCACTGAAAGAACTCATGATGGACTACAGAAGTTAGTGTGTCGAGCCTACCATAGTATCTACGGTGATCAGGGTTACAAATATCTTATCACAAATGGCCGACTAATACATATCTGGAGACATTTAAATGACCACTTTAAAATCAAAAAAGAAGTATACGAAAAAGCTATCAAAGGATGAGCTTGGCCACTGGGTGTCTAAAGTTGATGTAAATCCAAGTGAAAATTTTGGATTTCTTTACTGCATACAGAATAAGGTAACAAACCAATTCTATTGGGGTAAAAAACAATTCTTTCACGGAGGTAAGCGAAAGTCAGCAACTTATGGTAAGGAAATGACTTGGAGAACTTATACCGGGTCTTCTATTCATCTTAAAGAAGATATCAGCAAGTATGGGCACGATCAATTTAAATTTGAGATTGTCGATGTTTATAGGACGAAAGGTGGGTTGTATTACTCCGAGGCGTATTGTCAAATGGTGTCAGAGTCTATGACAGAGTACTTAGAAGACGGTAAGACTCCCAGGTTCTATAATAGGCAAATTGCCGCTATCCGATTTATACCAAAAGAAAATGTAACTGACGTTACTAAGAAGTATCTTAAGTCAATTAAGAGGAAATATCGATGAGACGAGTTTCAATATTTTTATTCATGGCGTCTATAGCCGCCTTGATATCAGGTGTTCTTGGGGTAGCTGAGCTAATCCAATTTAATACCGTTGGTGCTATTTTACTGTATTTTCTTCTGAAAGAGTCGTCGGAGTTATTAATGGCGTATGCACAATCTCTTGAGGAGTAATTATGGGACGGATAGTAGAGAAAAACCAACCTTGCAATTCATGTGGAAGCTCAGATGCCAAACAAGTTTATGAAGATGGCTCTAGTTTTTGCTTTTCTTGCCGCAAACCAACACAGGCCCCGAGAGAAGGAGTTCAAATTATGATAAATAATGAATTTGAGCCCACGGATTCTTGGGGTCCAAGCCTCCTTGAGATTAGGGAAGAATTCCCTGTTCGGGGTTTCAAAGAAAGAAACATCTTTAAACAAGTGTCTGAACACTACGGAGTTAAGGTGTCTTATGATTTAGATGGAAACATCGATAGCCACTATTATCCATATCATAAGGATGAAGCGCTAGTTGGCTATAAAATAAGAAAATTGCCTAAAGAATTTACCTCGGTAGGCAAGGTCAGAGGTGGCCTATTCGGTCAAAATCTGTTTAATGGAGGGAAGCGTCTAGTAATTACTGAGGGTGAGCTTGATGCTTTGGCAGTACAGTCTGCATGGTATAAAAAGTACAAAACCTTTTACCCTGTTGTATCACTTCGTTCCGCTTCGTCAGTTAAAGACTTAATTGAAGAGCGAGATTGGATTAGAAACTTTGATGAGGTAATCTTATGGCTCGATAATGATGATGCTGGTCGAGAAGCTACTAAAGAAGCAGCTAGAATTATCGGATATGATAAGGTAAAGATTTCTAAATCTAATGAAAAAGATGCCTCTGACTTGTGGATCAAAGATCCTGATAAGCTACTAAAAGTTATCTATGACGCTACTAATTACACTCCAGCAGGTATTCTTACAAAAGAAGACTTGTGGACACAATTAGAGACTTATAACGAGCTTGAGTCAGTCCCTTACCCTGATACTATGACAGGATTAAATGACAAACTTAAAGGTATGCGCTTTGGTGAAATTACTTTATGGACCTCCGGTACAGGCTCTGGTAAGTCTACTTTATTACGAGAAATTGCTGTACACCTCTTAAATGTAACAGACGATAAGATCGGTATCGTATCCCTTGAGGAATCGCCAGCTGAAACTGCTCGTAAAATGAGTGGTATGGCCCTAAATAGAAACCCCGCAGCAGAGGAGATACCTCTTGAAGAGCTTAAAGAAGGCTATGATAAAATCTTTGGAGACGATAGAGTACTTGTTCTTGATCACCAAGGATCTATCTCAGACGGTTCTATTATGGACTTTTTGGAGTATATGTGTCTTAGTGGGGCTAAATACCTCTTTGTCGATCACATTACTATTCTTGCGTCTGAAGGTGCAGAGGGCCTTACAGGCAATGAGGCTATAGACAAGATAATGAATGATTTGTTGAGACTTGTTAAGAAACATAACGTATGGATTGGTCTCATTAGTCACTTGAGAAAAACCGACAACAAAGGTAAATCTTTTGAAGAGGGCAAGTTGCCTAGTATGGATGACATCCGAGGCTCAGGCTCAATTAAACAAATCAGTATGGATATCATTGCTTTTGCTCGCAACGTAGGAAGTGATAATGACCTTGAAAGAAACACGATTAAAACAAAAGTTCTCAAATGTCGTTATACTGGTCTTACAGGTCCGTCAGGAGCATTGCTATATGACTTCCCTACTGGTAGACTTGCTAAAGGGCCTGACTTCGAAGAACAAGCAGAGTTACAAAGCTCCAGCCAATTTATGAGGGTGTAAATGGATGAGCAAGTAGTTCTGTTGAGTATAGTATTAAATCTTGTAGTCGAGGGGCGTTGCGATTTATCCAACGTCTCTCCCTACGTAAAGAATTATATAGAAGGTATCTTGCAAGAGTTTAGAGAGGAGTCAGAGGAAGATGCAGAGAGATTATATTGGTATGCTCATGCTGCCCTAAAAGAGTTATCAGGAGCCCCTGATAATAAAACTTTATTAAACTAAGGACAATGGAATGGAAAAATATTTTTTAAATTGGCTTCCTGCATTAAAAAGTCGGGAACAGATGTTATTCTTTGTTAAGGATAATCCAAAATTAGATGAAAAACAAAAAGGACTATTTATCACTCTTTGGGATACAGCCTCTGGGGCTGATCTTGGAGAGCTATATGAAGAACATCAAGAAAGCCTCCCCGTTGTAGATGGCTGCTTAAATGGTTGTGATTGCGAATGTGAAGACTGTGATGAGTACACATGCAATTGTGATTGTGACGACGAAGAAGAAACTAAAGAATCTTCTCACTCATTTACAGGCTATGAAGCTTAATAAAGGAAATAAATAAAATGAACGCTTACGAATCATTCATCCACTTGTCACGCTACTCACGTTATCTAGAGGCCGAAGGTCGTCGTGAAACTTGGGAAGAGACTGTAGACCGATTGATTGGTTTTTGGAAAAAGCAAGTTAGTAATAATGTTATTACTGATAACGAGTTTCAACAACTGTCAACCGCCGTTTATAACCGTGAGGTAATGCCTAGCATGAGAGCCATGTGGGCAGCTGGTGACGCTCTTGCACAAAACCCGTTCCGTGGTTATAACTGTAGTTTTGCTGCAGTAGACCATATCCGTGTATTTGACGAAATCCTATATATCCTGATGTCAGGAACTGGTGTCGGCTTTTCTGCCGAGGCCCAATATGTAAACAAACTACCTATCATTAACGACACCTTCTCACAAAGTGAACGCACCATTTCGATTGAAGACAGCGCTGAAGGTTGGGCTAAGGCCCTCCGTAAACTTATTGCTGAACTATATCTTGGTAACACACATGCTTGGGACTTCTCTAAGATTCGCCCTGAAGGTGCCCGTCTTAAAACTATGGGTGGTCGGGCTTCTGGTCCCGCTCCTTTACAAGACTTAATGAGCTTTGTCACTGCTACGTTTAAGGCAGCAGCTGGACGTAAGCTTCGTCCAATCGAAGTACATGACATTGTGTGTAAGATTGCTGAAGTAGTTGTAGTTGGCGGTGTACGCCGCTCTGCTCTTATTTCACTCTCTGATCTTGGTGATCCCGAAGTACGGGATGCTAAGTCCGGTCGTTGGTGGGAAACCGCTGCTCACCGTGCCTTAGCTAATAACTCTGCAGCCTATGAGCAAAAGCCCTCTATGGCTGTGTTTATGGATGAGTGGATTGCTCTTATGAAGTCAGGCTCTGGTGAGCGTGGCATATTTAACCGAGCCGGGGCTAAAGCTCTTGCCCCTGAACGCCGTAACTCAGAACCTTTAGTTGGGACTAATCCTTGCGCAGAGATTCAACTACGCTCTGGACAACTATGCAACCTGTCAGAGGTTGTATGTCGTGTAGAAGATACAGAAGAAGATCTTAAGCGTAAGATTGGTCTAGCAACTATTCTTGGTACGCTACAAGCTTCTCTCACTGAATTCAAATATGTCCGTAAAGTATGGCAAAAGAATTGTGAAGAAGAGCGGTTGTTAGGCGTATCTTTGACTGGTATCCAAGACTGTAAGATCTTACGTAATCCTGACCCTAAGATGCTAGAAAGGCTCAAGGCACATGCCCAAGAAGTTAATATTGAATACGCCAAAAAGCTCAACATCAACCCAGCTACCGCTATCACTACAATTAAGCCTTCTGGCACGGTCTCTCAGCTTGTTGACTCTAGCTCTGGTATTCATGGGCGCTTTAGCCCCTATTACATTCGAACTGTAAGACAGGCTAATAACGATCCCTTAACTTCTTTCCTGAAGGACTCAGGAGTACCTAATGAGGCAGACTTGATGAACCCTGAGAAGACAACTATCTTTTCTTTCCCGATCAAGTCCCCAGAAGGTGCTACACTAGCTAACGAACAGACAGCTATTGAACAGCTAGAAAATTGGCTTCTATTCCAGAAACACTGGTCAGAACACTCGGTAAGTGTTACTGTCTATGTTAAGGAACATGAGTGGATGGAAGTAGGTAATTGGTGCTATCAGAACTTTGACTATATTACTGGTGTTAGCTTCTTGCCTTATGCTGAACATACTTATGCACAGGCACCTTATCAGCCTTGCACTAAGGTTGAATTCCTTGCAGCAATAGCGGCTATGCCAAAGGTTGACTTTTCTAAGTTAACTGATTACGAGTCAGAAGACAACACTGAAGGAGCACAGACACTAGCTTGTACAGGCGGTGCTTGTGAAATTTTGTGAGGTCTAAGAACTTCTGGAAAGTTAAGATAAGTTCTCCTTGTAAAAAGGAGTGTCATATAAAGGGGGTCTGCTGCACAAGTTGTGGCAGACATCTTGACGATATCCGAATGTGGTTAACTTATTCAGAAGAAGAGAGGCTTAGTATTATGAAAAAACTAGAGAAAAGTTTTAAAGAAGACAACAAAAGTTAAAGGAGAGAGTAAATGGCTAAAATGCTAGGAGTGACAGTGGGATTCGTTGTAGGAATGCTAATTAGGTTCTCATTGTTTACGGGTGCTGTATGGGCATCTATAGTAATATTGAACAGTCTTGGGCTTTTGTAATGCCAGATAATGTAATAGAGTTCAATAAAGCTATAAAATCTAAAGAGCAATTAAAAGAGACAGACGTAGAAGATGAACTTTTCGATATACTAGACTCTCTTTTAGATCATGTAGAAGATGTAGTTGATCATGGGATAGTTATTCTTGTTAAAGATAATAAGCTATTGTCGGGATCTACTCAACTACACAACGCACAAATAACAGAAATGCTAGAACTCACTATGAAAGATTTACAAGGAGTAGAAGAATGAGTTGGTTTTGGAGATATGTAAACTATTTAGCCACTTGGCGTGATCACCGAGAGGCCGTAAAGCAACTTAATAAGCTAAGTGATAAACAACTAAAAGACATCGGCATTAATCGTTCAGATATTGATCGCTTAGTTTGGTTGCCAGAAGATAAGACAATGAGAGGTCGTGGAGAATGAGTGAAGCATTAATTGAAACAGAAGTTGAAGAGCTTGTGGAAGCAGTGTTCGATGAGTTTATTGCTGAGTATGAGTTAGATCCAGAAGGTTCTATTAACGATATGTTCTATGAGCTATTCCTCGCTGGGTTCGAAGCAGCTATTAATATGGTGAATGAAGAGGAAGAGTAATGTATCTTGTTGTTGGAAGAAAGAATTGCTCTTACTGCGACAAGGCTAAGGAGGCTTTAGAAACAAAAGGAACTCCTTACGTTTACGTTGATATTACCTCTGGTGATAGTATTACTGATGCTGTATGGAAAAATTTCTTAGTAGAGGACTTAGAGGCTAGAACAGTACCTCAAATATTCCGTCTACTCGGAGGTTATGATGACTTAAGATTGGAGCTACTTCATGTCCCAAACAAAGAATGATAAAGAGCCTAAACGAGGTCGAGGTAGACCTGCTGGTTCTACTGACGCTCCTAAACGGGTTAAGAAAATTAAACTTAAACCTAGACCTGAGACTGCTAAACAAGATTACAAAAAGAAATACGGTGATCTTGGATTTACAGCCATCTATGGGTTTGATGAATTTACAGAAGAGTTGGTAAAGTACTTATGGAAAAATCCCACCCATGAGTTTATTGCTACTGACCCTATTGAACAAAAGTTATCTAACTTTAATAGAAGCATTGGTAGTTTACCTTGGAGTATCTATCGATGGGAGATAGTCCACCATGTAGGTTTCATTGAAGAGGGGCAGTTTCCTGTTGTTGTAGTTGCAGAAGAGTATTGGGATAGTGTATCTAAGCTTCCTAATCCTCATAAGGTTAAACTACTATGTCTGAGTCACTGGGAAAAATAACTAAATATAAAAATGTTTACGATATAAAGGAAGCATGAAATGAAAATGAATAACAAAGTTAACGAGCTCTTTACTTATGTGGTAGAGAATAAAAAGTCAATTATTGTCGGTGTGGTTATTGGACTCGTCCTAGCTACTCTGGCAACTTAAATAGTTTTCCTCTCAGCATCTCTGCTACTGTCCTTATGGATGGTGGTGGGGGTGCTGGGAGGAATCCTTATTTTTTTTTTTTTTTGATAAAAACATAGACAATATAAATACCCGCAAATAATGATAAGAACTCCGGGGGGATTCTTACGAAGGGGGGTTGGGGGGTAGTCATGTCGGGGTTTCTGTCAGGAGCCTAACAAGCCCTTATGTTTGTGTTTTTGTTTTTGTATATAAATTATTCTCTAATTCTATGTTATCCAGGCAGGGTAATTATGATAAATAATTATGTTGGACCTAATAGGGACAGTTTGGAACTATTTCATAATGATAATAGGGCCAATTTGGTAATACTTTTTTGAATAATTCTAAGGATTTAACTGTTAAATCTTTTGACTTGTTTTGTAGTTAAGTAATATTTTTTGTAATTTTAAATATCTAATAGTAAACAATTTTCCAGAACCTTGAAAGGAGGTCAGAATGCCAGATAACCGCAAAGATAAAACTGGAGGCCGTAAGCCTGGGAGTGGACGTCCTAAAGGTTCCAAAAACATTAATTCTATGGCTGCTTATAAGAAGCTTGAGTCCTTGGGGTTTGACCCTATTGAGATGATGGTAGAAAAATATCAGCACATCCAAGACTCTTTAGAGAAGTTAGAAGATATGGGTAAACATACTTCCGGTGCTTATGCTCAGATGCTTGCTACCCAAGGAACTCTAATCAACAACCTCATGGCCTATGGCTATAAGAAAGTGCCTGAAAAAGTAGAGCAAGAAGTTACAACTAAAAAGCCTATTGCTGTAAAGTTAAATCTCCCAACTAAGAAGGAGGCAGACGATGCCTAATCCGCCCGAGTCTTGGCACCTATCTAAAAGTGTCCCTATAACCTTTATTCTAGCAGTGGCCTTACAGACCTTTGCTCTGGTCGCTTATATCTCCAATATGGATGCCTCTTTAGACACTAACACAAGAGACATTGCAAGGCATGAGATCCGTATTGCTGAGATGGAAAAAACAACACAAGAACTTAGAGTATTAAATGCTCGTATAGATGAAAACATTAAAGCTATTAGAGAAATGATGGAAACTTCCCGCAAAGATTCGGGGAGGTAATTTATCGTGGACCCTATCAGCTGTGTTACTCTTGCGGCTGGTGCCTTTAAGACTATCAAATCCGCTATAGCAGCGGGTAGAGACTTACAAGACATGACCAGCCAACTTTCTACTTGGGGTAAGGCTTTTAGTGACTTTTCTAATTTAGAAGAGAGACAAAAGAATCCACCTTGGTGGCAAAAGACCTTTAAGGGCAGCGATGAAGAAACTGCCCTTGAAATATTTGCACATAAGAAGAAAATGGAATCCATGCGTGAAGAAATCCGAGGCCACATTTCGTGGAACTATGGACCTAAGGCATGGGAAGAAGTATTACAGATAGAGGCGTCTATGAGAAAGAGACGTAAAGAAGAGCTTTATAAAAAGCAAGAAAGAATAGACGCTATAATTAACTGGACTGTTGGGATTATAGCCTTCAGCGCAGCAGCAGCAGTATTTGGCGGCATTATTTGGTTAATTGGCAGCTATCAAGGGAGATGGTAATATGGAAAACTTAAAATTACCCATTGCCTTAGTGATAGCTATGGCAGCACAACTATCAGCAGGTGTATGGTGGGTGTCCCAACAAGCAGCTACTATAAGTAATTTAGAAGAGACTGTTTCTCAGTTAGGTAGTCGTATAGCTATTGAGGATAATGTTAACCTTAAGAGAGATGTTCAGGACAACGCTCTAGAGATAGAATGGGTGAACGAAGAACTAGAAGAACTCTGGGATGAGCTATCAGCAATGACAGCAGCTATTAATGAAATTAATAAGATTAAACAACGTGTAGCTATTATAGAAAATGACCTTAAGTATATTGGTCGTGACCATAACACTATGTTTGACATGAAGGGTGAGTAATGCTCTGTGTGTTAGCATTTGTTGGGTTTGGTCATGCTTGGATCAACGGTAGCAATCAATTTGTTCAATACTGTTATTATGATTGTGGTCTTCCTAAGAACGGTCTTTGGTATGATAGGGTCTATCAAGTATCCTATAACTATAACTGTCCGATAGAGGTGAAATTCAAATAACCTATGTTAAAAGAAAAAATAAATATGTATTCTATGATGACAATGATAGAATAATTATTATAACTAGCAATCGAACTATAGGAGAAAGACAATGCCGCAAGGAAAAGGAACTTACGGAACAAAAGTAGGACGTCCACCTAAAAAGCCTAAAGGTGGTAAAAAGAAGTAATGGCTAGGTCTAGCCCCCGTATTTGGGAGAGGGCCAAAAAAGATGCTGTCTCTCGTATGGGTGGTAAACACTCTGCTAGGGCTATGCAGTTAGCCGCTAAACTCTATAAGGACAGAGGTGGCAAATATACTGGTGGTAAGACAGCAGCACAGAAGTCTATGACTAAGTGGACTAAGCAGAAGTGGAGGACCAAGTCTGGTAAACCTTCTGTACTCGGACCTAATGCTACAGGTGAGAGATATCTACCGACTAAAGCAATTAATGCTATGCCTAAGAAGCGCTATGCTGCTAGTACAGCTAAAAAGCGTAAAGACACTAAAGCGGGTAAACATTACTCAGCTCAACCTAAGAGGCGTAAGTCATGAGTGATATTAATAAGATTAAGTCTGCTGATAGACAATCGCAGATGAATAAAGCATTTAAGTATGGTTCTAAAGAGGGTGAGAACAATAACCCTTATAAGGCATTGAAGCCAGCCATAGAAGCCTATAATAAGAGCTATAAAAAAAGGAAAATAATCTATGGCACCTCGTTTAAATAACGCACAAGAAATGGCTGAAGACTTCTACCTTAAAGTTGCTCAAGGTGAAGTAGCTGGTCATTCCTTTATTAATAAGTTCGGAGCTAACTTCGATGTAGATACAGGGACAGACCCAGAAACTATCTGGAGTCAGGGTGGCCTGTATCCTTGGGCTAGCTTAGCTACAGCCTCCACACTGACAATGGTTTCCACTGAGGCTGCTGATACCTCTAGTGTTGAGATCCAAGGTCTGGATGCCAACTACAACTTACTCACTGAGACGCTAACCCTGACAGGCGATACTCCTGTTGTTACTGTTAATGCTTTCCTTCGTGTGTTCCGTATTATCTACAACCACACTGGAGTTAACGCTGGAGACATTACTGCTAGTGTCGGTGGTGTAGTGGTAGCCAAGGTCGATGAAGGTCTAGGTCAGACACTAATGTGTGTCTATACTATTCCAGCTGGCTATACGGGTTATCTTGTTCAGCTTAGTGCTACAGCGCAAAAGAATAAAGACGCTCAGATTAGACTTCTACAGAGACCTGTTAATACCTCTTTTAAGATTGCTCACATGGCAGAAGTCTTTGAGAGTAACTACAAGTATGACCCTAAGATTCCTATTGTACTTGCTGAGAAGACAGATATTGACTTTGTGGCAACTGAAGCTGAAACAAGTAACACAAGAATCACAGGTACTTTCGAGATCCTGCTGGTACAAAACTAGGTGTAAAATGAAACTAGAGAACATTAAGGGTCTAATCGTATTGATCTTAGCGGTAGGGCTTATGGGTCTACTAGGGCTTATCGTAGTAGATGAGTTTATGGTAGCTGCGGAACATGATGCCGAGTTAGACCAAAACATTATAGAGCTATTACAGATGTCTATTACAGGCATTATAGGTCTGGTAGCTGGATATGTTGGATCTAGCAAGTAACACTTATAAAGGAACACAATTATGCACAAAGGAAAACTTTGCGGGTTTACCGATGGTAAAAAGCCTAACCCGACTCAAAAGAAGCTCCCTACTAAGAGCGCTCCTATGAAGAACACCAAGTCTAATCTTAAGAAGTATGGGGCCTAGTTATGGCTAAAGACCCTAGACTAACCCGTGCTGGTGTTTCTGGGTTTAATAAGCCTAAGAGAACACCCGGTCATCCCACTAAGTCACACATTGTTGTTGCTAAAGACGGTGATAAAATTAAAACAATACGCTTTGGCGCTCAAGGTGCTAAAGGAAGTCCTCCAAAGGCTAATGAATCTGAGGCTTATAGAAAGCGCAGACTAGCTTGGAAGGCAAGACATGCCACTAACATTGCCAAAGGTAAAATGAGTGCAGCCTACTGGGCTAACAAGGCTAAGTGGTAATTTAGAGAAAGTATTACATTATGACAGAGATATCCTTGCATGAAGGACAGTCAGAGATTATCAATGACCTCTTCGTCGAGGATGATACCCGCTATGCTGTAGTATGCGCTAGCCGGGGGTTTGGTAAATCGTATTTAGCTGCTACTGCTGCTATGCTGGCTGTACAAGAGTTAATGGAACTGCCCGAAGACGTACCTAATAAGAATGTGGCTATTATTGCCCCTACTTATGCCCAAGCAATAGACATTTACTATCCTTTACTAGCATATCAGCTAGGTATGGAAGAACATGCCATTAAGGCATCTAGAGTAGCTGGTACCTTCTGGTTCCCTAATAACGTACAGCTAAAGATTTGGTCTTATGAGGCGTCCGAAAGGATGCGTGGGACTGGTCAGTATTTTGTTGTAGCTGACGAGGTATGCTCATGGAAAGGCGCTGGCTCAACTCTTAAAGAGTCTTGGGAGTCAGTTATTCAACCATGCATTGCTACTCGTTGGTCTAAACAGAATTCAAAAAAGTTTAATGCTAGACCCGGGAAAGCGCTTATCATTAGTACTCCTATGGGCTATGATTACTTCTACGAGATGTACAATCGACAGGATTCTGATGCTAACTGGAAGAGTTATCATTACACCTATGAAGACTCTCCTTTTCTTGATGACTCAGAGATTGAGCGAGTTAAACTAACACTAGACCCTTTAAAATTTGCTAGAGAATATACAGCTAGCTTTGAGGATTCCGGTAATACAGTATTCTATACGTTTAATCGTAAAGAACACATATCGAAAGATTTACCAGAATTCGAGGAAGGTGAAGACGTCCACGTTGCTATTGACTTTAACGTTGGCATCATGGCTAGTGTTATATTTGCTCTCCGGGGCAATCAAATACACATCCTAGATGAAATGCAGGGGCATCCTGATACTGAGACCCTAGCAAGAAGTTTGGTGGAAAGGTATAAAGGACATCGTATTATTAGTTATCCTGACCCTAGTGGTAAAGCTCGTAAGAGTTCTGCTGCGGTGGGTCGAACAGACTTTAGCATACTCCAGGCAGAGGGGATACAAACGAGGGCGCATAGCAAGGCCCCTCCTATTGTTGACTCCGTAGCCGCTATTAATAAAAAGTTTAAAAATGCTAACGGTGATATCGATATGTATATTCATCCTAAGTGTGTAAACACAATTAAATCCTTAGAGCGTACCGCATGGGTAGAGAGTAACCCTGACACAGCTACCATCTGTAAGAAAGAAGGTGTTGAACACTGGACAGATGGTCTAAGATATGCTGTGGAGTATTTATTCCCTGTGCGAGGCGGTTCTAAAGTAACAACTAGGGGCTTCGGCTTTTAGGAAGTATAAGGAATCTTATAATGGCTATTATTGGAAAAGTAATAAGAAAGGCAGGGTCCAAGGTAGGTGGAACTGCTTATAAAATGACACCTGCCAGAAAGAGAGCTCTTGAGAAAGCAGCAAAAGCTTCTGCCTTGGCAAGAAGCAAGGGTACTTCTAAAGTATCGAAAGTAAGGTCTAAGGCATCTCAAATAAAGTCTCGTAAAACAGCCATGAGAAAAGCTAAGGCTAAAAAGTTAATGGCGAGATCTGAAAAGTACGGGAATAAGGCAGATAGGGTAGAACGGAATGCTCATGCCTCTCTGTTAAGACGAGATAACATTATTAACGTAGGTAGGCGAATTAAGCTAGGGCACTATGCCCGAAAGTCTCGTAGACTTGAAAGATCCGCCAATCGCTTAACATAAAATACATAAGGAATAAAACAATGGCAACTCGTAAGGCTAAACCAAAAAAGAATCGTCGTGGTCTTCTGGGGCTAACCCCCGGTATGCTACGTGTTCGGCGCAAACAGTCCATGAGAAAGGCTACTAAAGCTGGCTACAAAGCCCCTAAGAAACGCACTATGAACTCTGGTGCTAAATCTATGGCTAAAGCCACAGTGGCTGGAAGAGCTCCTGCTATAAACCCACTGTCTAAATTTGGTCAGCGTAAACTGGCGGCTAAACAAACATTACTTAACGCTAAAGGCACTGCAAAGAGCTACATCCGAAAAGGTGGTACTATGTCTGCTAAACACCGCAAGGCTATCTCTGATGGTTTGAAGGCTTGGTGGTCTAGTAAATAAAATAAATATAGTATTGAGAACAGTGCTGATAATAACAACACTTATTGCCCATCTGAGGATCGGCAGGAAGGAAACAAAATGGCACGAACCAGAATTAATTCTAAATCAAAAGACTTGATTAACGATAACGGCTCTGTGTTGGTTTCTGTTATTGAGGGTGAACAAATTCATATGAACATCACTCTTAACTGGCTAACTAACTTGAGCGACTACACTATAGTAGCCAAGGTTGTCGAAGCTAATAGCTCCACCCTTGATTACACAAAGAATGAGTTGCCTACTCAAGAACAAACAGGCGGAGAGATTACTACATTAGAACTTATTGATAGTGATCCTACTGATAATAACTTTCAAATTGTTATCCCAGAAAACTTAGTAGCTGCGTGGACTACACAACCCTCTCCTGAAAAACCTGCTTATGGTTGGATTGGTCTTGAGGTAAGAGACGCAGGTGTTGGAAAGTATGCCCAAGTATGGAAGCCTATGCGGGGACTCGTAGAAGTTCTGTATAGCCCATCGGAGGCAGTCTAATGTCTTACACTACTACCGTTTCTAATAATAACATTACTATCGCTGTTGCAACAACAGATCATAGTATTTCATTATCTAGAACTGGTGGACAAGGTGCTAAGGGTGATTCCGTAGATCGGATTTATTTTGATAGTGATAAAAATCTTTTAGTTGATATTGTAAATGCAGCAGGTACTCTAATCGAAACAATCAATGCAGGTTCTATGAAAGAGCGCATTGATTTGATTGATCTCCTTGATGTAGACTACTCATCAATTAGTGATGGTGATTTTATTATTTATGAAGCCGCTAATCAAAAATTCACTACTCATACCTTTACCACTACCTCTATTAGTGATATTGACAATACTAATAAAACAGACGGTGCCTTACTTATTTACAATGGAACAACCAATAAGTACACCGCTACAACAGAAATAGAAAACCCTAATACGTCTATTATCGGAGGATCCTTCTAATGGCAACTAAAATTATTCTTAAAAAGTCGAGTACTATCGGCGCAATCCCTCTCAGTGCAGACCTTGAAATTGGTGAAGTAGCACTGAATCTTGCTGACCGCAAGCTATACACAAAAGACAACTCTAATAATGTCATCCAAGTAGGGCATCCTTATGTTGGCGCTATTGCCCCTACCAGCCCTGCTGAGGGTGATCTTTGGTATAACACCGCTAATGACGCCCTTATGGCCTTTGATGGTACTGCATGGCAGTCTGCTGGTTATCAAAACTTATCAGAGCTTGAAGACGTAACTTTAACAACTATTACTTCTGGTGATCATCTCACCTGGAACGGTAGTGCCTTTGTAAACAGTAACTTTGAATCAGACGTTGAGGGACTCCTTTCCGCTGCTAATACAGGTACTGGCTACGGAGATTTGTCTTACACAGGTGGGGTCTATACCTTTGACCGTGTAACGGCTGCTGATATTCGTTCAGAAGTTTCTGTAGTAGACGCTGGTGGAGATGGCTCTTTAGCTTACGACTCTGGAACAGGGGTTATCACTTACACTGGACCAAGCGCAGCTGAGGTACAAGCTCACTTTGCCGCAGGTACAAACACTACTTACTCTTCTGGCACCTTTGACATTACAGACGCCACTATCCGTGGTAAAGTAAGCGCAACAGATGCTGGCGGTGATGGTTCTTTCAGCTATGACTCTAACACTGGTGTCTTTACCTACACAGGGCCAAGTGCTGCTGAAGTACGTGCGCACTTCTCCGGTGGTACAGGGGTAGATATTACTTCTGGCGTGGTCTCAATTGGACAACCAGTAGCAACTACAGATACAGTAGCGTTTGCAGAAGTACAGTCTTCTGTCTTGACCCATACTGGTGGAACAATTACTATTGATCCTACAGATGATGGCGCTAACACTGGTACTGTTGTTATTGCGGGTGACTTGACTGTTAACGGCACAACTACTACAGTTAACTCAAATGAAGTTAATATTGGTGACTCAGTTATCGTTCTTAATTCTGATGAAACAGCAGCTCCCTCCCAAGATGGTGGTATTGAGATTGAACGTGGAACAGAGACCAATGTATCTTTTGTTTGGGATGAAACAAATGACTACTGGTCACTCGGTGGAGAAGAACTTGCTAACGTCACTATTGACGGTGGTTCTTACTAATAAATTTTTAAGGGACAATTCTATAATTGTTCCTTCCTTATAAAGGAGAACTTGCCCAATGGCAACCAAAATTATTCATAAAAAGTCTTCTGTCTCAGGTTCACAACCATCGGCTACTGATTTACAACCCGGAGAGTTAGCGCTAAATCTTGCTGATAAGATTATTTACTCAAAAACTACTAATGGTTCTATTATTACAATGGGAGCTACAGAGTTAGAGGCTTTAATAGATGTAGATACTACAACTATTGAACCAATAGAGTCTTATGTTCTTACTTGGAACAACACAGACAGAACCTGGGAGCCTCGGGCAGTCCCTACCGCAGCCAACATATCTCTTGGTACTTGGACTTTAGGCTCATCTAGTACCTCTGGGTGGTCCGTGAGCGAGGGTAGCGGTATTTTGACGTTTCGTTACGGTATCCTAACAGTTATGAGCGTTTATGGAGACGGAAGCATAAATCTCCACGGAGATCTGTATGCTAACAGTGATGCCATTGGTGGTACAACTTCCTCAGAGATTGGCTTAGGCGAATGGGGCTACCACGATGTTGGTAATAACTTCTACTTCCAATACGAGTCAACAAACCTGATGCGAATTACTTCAACAGGTGATTTGTATTTAGCTGGAGCCTTGGACGTAAATGCTACTATCGCAGGTAACAACTCCTCAAGTTATTACTTCATAAATGGCGGCGCATATAAGTTAGAGATTACTTCAACAGGGAATGTATCGATTAGTGGCGATATTAACGCTTAATACCTATTGCTAATAGTAAAGGAATACGAAGATGGCAATTAAAGTTTCGGGTACTACGGTTATCAATGATAGCCAGAATATAGAAAACATTACAACAATTAACGGGACCGACTGGGCAACAGTTGTTTCTAATGCTGCAGAAGGTGCCGAAGTAGATTTAAATGAGTTGACAGATGTAACCATTGGTACTCTTGCCAGTGGAGAAGTATTATATTATGACGGATCAGAGTGGATAAACTCTGGATTATCTTTTTCTGACATTTCAGGTGTCTTAGCAGACTCGCAGGTTGCAGAATCAAATGTAACTCAACACGAGGCTGCACTTTCTATTACAGAATCACAAATTAGTGATCTTGGCACAACTATTCTTGAAAATAGTGATATAGGCGTTAATGTACAAGCCTACAGTGCTAACCTAGATAGCATTAACCAAGACCTTTCTACAAGCGATGATGTAACATTTAATAATATTACAGTAACAGGTACAGTAGATGGTCGTGATATTGCTACAGATGGCACTAAGTTAGACACAATTGAGACTAATGCTAAAGACGATCAAAACGCTTCTGAGGTTCCTTTTACTAATACAACATCAGGCCTAATTGCTACTGATGTACAAGATGCGATTGATGAAGTTGAAGGGCGTCTAGATACAGCTGAAACTAAACTTTCGGGTATTGAGACAGGAGCAACTGGAGATCAGACTGCAAGTGAAATTAAGACAGCATATG